GGATATTCATCTTCATCAATGTCAAGTGTAATAAATACTTTAACTCTTATCATTTGCCATAGTTTCCTCAATTAACTTATCCAAGTACCACTTGGCTTTCTCTAGGTCTTCAAGTGGTTTGTCTTTATAGCGATAACGCCAAAGATATTTCAATATATTACCTTGTAAATAGTATTGAAAGCCATCATCAGTGGCGGCAGCAATTGCCTGAATGCACTCAATACCACTGGCATTATAATGTGGTGGACTGTTTACCATATCAGGTCTTACACTGTCTACGAATGAATAGTCTGCCTCCCAATCAACATCTTTCCACTCCTGCTTCTTCTGAATATCATCCATAATCTTTCTGTAATCTGTCATCATGCACTCCCTTTTGTCTTGCTGGAAAAATCGAGGCGAACTACATTCCCATCTTCACCTGTAACAATCAATTTATCAGGCTCTTCTACCATAGGTTCTGTGTCATTGTCAACAACTTCTATTACATATGAATGTACGACATTGCGAATATGTTCATTCATTTCCATTATAGGCACACTAGCGCACATCATCTTACAGAAATGCATGAGTTGTCCATAGCCTTCATCATCAAGTGGATTCTCACCCGAAGATACGATGCATATGTCTACTTCACCTGTCCATTCCTCTCCGTCTAAGCCGGGACGAACACGTATTACAAAATCTTCTTCTGAAAAATCCATCATATCTATCTCCTTTTAACTTTGCTTCCACTAAACTTTATGAACTTTGGGTGCTTGTTCTTTCCCTTCTCTTTGAGCCAGTCTTCAGGAATGATGCGGTCATAATACCTAAAGCCATATCGTATGCACCATTCACCATACGATGACTTCGCTCCTTTACGCAGCTTGCGTCTGCTATTCTCAAATACAAACCGTATGTCCAGATTTGGGTGTTGCTTCTTAATAGCAAGATGCTTACGCCTATCTGCTGCCGTGAACATGCCTTTGGTTTCTATTATGATACCATTAGACAGCACGAAATCTGGTGTGTAGGTTCTGTATGCAAGGTCTTCCCACTCAATCTTAACCTCTTCATACAAGAAGTCAATCTTTAGTTCCTTGAGATAGTCAGATACCTTGAGTTCCAGACCACTACGGTAGCCATACTTTCGTGCTGCTCTAAATTGTTTTGCGTTTGGCATTACTTAAACTTATCAGCCAAACTAATGTAGGCAACTGTCTTTGGTTCTTTTGCTTGAGACATCACGGCAGGACGCTCTTCCAGAGTAGGCCAGCAAGAGAAACGATAAGCACAGAAGATACAGTTCTCGTTCAAGACTGTGTTTCCTGTAGGCTTGCCCCTGAATGTTTCAGGAACAGCATCAAAGCAACGCTCAAATTTATTGTCCTTAATCGTCTGTGCGGTCTGCTTGATATGGTTTATCTCCTTGTCAATGTCAAGACCTGTGGCTGGCACATATTTGAATTGACCATTGGCTTTGTTGACTACCCACCAACCACCAGCACGTTTACCTGATGCCTTGGCATAGCCAGCAAGTTGCCCTACATAGCCAAAGGAATCATGTGCTGCTAGTTTATCAAATGATTCAAACTTGTTTTGATACGACCAATTAGATGCGGACTTAACATCATCAACAGCACCATCAATAACAATATCATATGTGCCATTGATGGATGTGTCGTCATCAACTTTAAGTGTAACTTGTTCAGCATCTTCATACTCTACCCCTGCTTCTGTTAGCAATCCCTTGAAGACAGCCTCAACGATGTCTCCAAGCATCATATTCATTACGAATGTAGTTGGCAAGGGCAACGCTTTCTCTGGCTGATTCTTCTCAAACCAGAGTTGGCAAGTTGGCTTTCCTATGTTGGACATACGAAGACGAAACTCACCACGCTTATTGCCCCCACCAAACTGGCGTTGTACTGCATCCATTACATCTTGACCTATCTGCTTGATGGTGTCATCCGACATTGTGGACTTACCATTAGCAGCGTTCTCCATGTATTGATGCAACGCCAGTTCAGCAGGATGGTTCATTATGCTACTTCCACTTCCTCGTCAAAGTCAATGATGCCATCTACAATAGCCTCATCGTCATCATCATCATGCGAGTTAGCCTTGTCAGCCCAAGCATTAATGATGTACTCGTTGTAGTTTTGCACCCACTGCATGAAGTCAGCGAACATAGTCTGTTCTGTCTCTGTCAGTTCCAGTGTGCTGGACACATCAAGAGATACTACAGGCAGGTAGAACACTGCACCAGTAGGAATCTTACGCTCCTCTGTGTTGGCAGTGATGACATGCTGCACAGGCAGACGCTTCATCTTTGCGAGTTTGGTAAATGCGGTGCCTACATTCTTGAAGGCATCACGATTATCAATCTCCCAGATGAAGGGCATCTCATCTACATCCACAGTGTTGCCGCTTGCATCAGTTGCATTGACCAGTTCAACTGTGCCAAGCACTACACGCACTCGCTTAATCTGCTTGATGAGTTCCTGTGTCTTCTCTGGCAGCGACTTGAAGTCCTGAATGTAGCCAGCAGGTTTACCACAGTTAAACCCACCATCATTATCCTTCAAGTCAACATTCAGATTGTCAGCCATGACAGTCTTGACATAGCGGTTAGGGCTGTCACCCATGCCACGCACAAAACGCTTATACATGAACCGTTGCAGGAATGGACGAATCTTCACGGACTCCGCATAGTAGGTTGGCCCATCTGGTACTTCCAGTTTGTATGTTCCACCACTTACAACTTCCATGTTCACCTTCTTGCCATTCACATCTGCTTCACCCATAACAGGTGAGTGATTGATGCGAAGACGAGCGAGAGTGCTTGTTTGCTTACGCTCACTTGCACCTTCGTTGGCAATGCCCATTGCTTTAGCCATTGCTGCATAGTTATTTGTATCAATAGTTGTCAGTTCCATAATTTATACTCCTTCTTTTGAGTTGTGAAAGTCTATAGTTATATCATGACACATCTTTAGTGTCAAGCCAGTTGGGGCCAATTTTTGCCTCTAGTTCCAAGGGAACATTGAATACCAATCCCCAACGTAAGGTAATCAAGTCAGGCAATACCTTGTTAGTCTCTTGTATTATTTCGATACATCTCCTTTCTTCGTCTGGGTGAACATCAATAACGATTGAATCGTGTACAGTATTTACCACACATGAATGCATACCGTCAAGTAGTTTTTCAATGTGTAGTAGTGTTATCGGTACAATGTCTGCAGTAGCAAACGATTGTACAGGATAATTCTTTATCTGTGTAAAGTGAGATACCCTACCATTAGCTTTACGTACCACATCTGGAAATGAAAACTCACGTCCTGATGGTGTCTTTATCTTCTGCGTTGAGATAGCTTCTTTAGCCAACTTGGAGTGCCAAGAGGCAACGCCTGTGTACTTCTCATTGAAGTGTTCATAGTATGCTGCTTCTGCTTTCGTTCTTCCAAAGCCTGACGCTCCATATAACGGCGCGAATGTATGCGCCTTCGCATCCTGTCTGCTCGTAGGCTGACCAGCATTGGTAATAACTTCAGCGGTGTATGCATGTACATCAAATCCAGTAGATACTTCTTCAATTGCAACTCCATCCTGTGATAAAAACGCTGCTGCCCTAAACTCCAGCTGGGCAAAGTCAGCTTCCATAATTTTGCCACCTTCAAAGCGAGACACAAACACTTTCTTTACAGGAAAGGTTTGTCCACGTGGCATATTCTGCATGTTAGGGTCAGCACTGGATAATCGTCCAGTTGCTGCTCTATGCTGTAGTAAACGAACATGTAACTTACCATCAGTTTTTGTGTGCAGGTCAATGCCTTCGACAAAAGATGACAGGTATACGTCAACGGCTGATAGCCGCCGCACCTTTGACAAGAAGTCTACAGCGTCTGTCATACCCTTGGACTTTGCGACTGACTCTAGTATCTCAAGGTTGCCTTTGCTTGTCGTGAAGCCATTCGCACTAGCCCACTTTGCCGTAGGTGGACGAAACTTTAGCCCCGCCACAACCATAGTATCAGACAAAGTATAACCAGCCCCATCACAATCCTTACATCTGTTTGTGTTAGCAAAAGGTGTTCCATCTTTCTTTACCTTTCTTACCTGCCCAGTTCCATTACACACATCACATTGCTTTGCTTCCGTTTTGTATAGGCGTTTAGTACCACCTGCAATCAGGCTACGAAAGTCAGCTTCAACCATGTATGGGTCAATAGCATTTCCCCAATAGGTCTTGTCCATAACTTTGCGGCTATAGATAACCCAAGACAATTGCTCTGGACTATTTAGATTAATAGGGGTGTCTCCCATCAGTCTACGTACATGTTGCTGTAAGTCGTTTTGCAACTGTTGTTTCTCTGTTTCAAATTCCTGACGCACTTCATCTAACTTGCTACGGTCAACGCTGAAGCCACGCTGATATATACGAGCAAGACACACAGCCACCTGATTAGTCAGGTCAACCGTACCCATCAGGCCGCTGTCTGCTTGTGTATTCAGGCGATACATCAGCTTGTCTGCCAGTTGCTGTGTAGCGTGAAGGTCAGCAGAGAGATACTCTGACAACTCATCGTGAGGAATATCACGAGTGCTGTAACCCTGTTTGAAGTATTCTTTCAGTGTGTCCTGCTTCTTCGTGTCTAACTCGTAGCGTTCAGCACATGCTTCTAGTGACAGTGGTTCTTTCTGTCCGCGCTGTAGCACATACTCAGCAAGCATCGTGTCAAAGACAGGCCCATCATACTTGAACCCAGACTCCCACAGCCACAGCAAATCGTGCGCCGCATTGTGCATGATTAGTACCGTAGCCTTGTCCAGCCATTCCTGTACAGCTTTATGCCCATAGTCGTCCGCATCAACCTCACTGTGGTCAAAGGTCATGTGACGCTCTACGCCTTGGTCACTTAGCACACCCACCATAACCAATGTGTTCTCTGGTTCAAATGGGTCAAGGTGCAACTTGCCACCACGTTTGGTGACAGTGTTCTCTACATCAAGTGTTAGCTTCATCCTTCATACCTCGCTGTCAGATAGTTCAACTCACAGTTCACCATGCCATGCCAGCCATTGAGTTTGTTCTTCACAATGTTGATGTGGCGCAGTGGGCTTTCTTCTTCCTGTCCTTCCACAGACGGTGACTTACCTATCAATATCATCAGGTCAGCCTCTGCCGCCTTACCTGTGCGGCTACCCTGCATCATGCTCTGGTTCAACTGCGCACGACCTTCTGCTTCTGCAGACAACTGTGACATGTAGAATACAGCACAGTCATATGTCTTGGCAATCTGTCTAGCATAAATAGCACAGGCGGCTAGTGCTTGGTCTTCCCTTGCATACGAACCTGATACACTGAACTTATCACCCATGTCAAGCACAAGAACGTCAGGTTTGTATGACTTGCACACAGATTCAACCCATGCCATGTCACGCCCACCTGCTTCCTTAATCTTGATGTTATCCATCACAGGTTTGTATAGGGCATGTGCCTTGCTCATGTTGTCACGAACCTCACGAGCAGACATACCAGCCGCCGCTGTCAGGTATCGTGCGCCAACACGGTGGGTAGGCTCTTCGTTACACAGGATGATGCACTTCGCACCCTGATGTGCAAATCCATTTGGACCTGCAATCAATGAGGCGTGGAAGGATGTCTTACCTGTGTTGGGTCTAGCACCTACCTCAATCAACTGACCGCCACTCACGCCTTCAACCTTACGTGCTACACTAGGAATATTAAATGTCCATCGTGCTTCAAGTTCAGCCTTCGCCATAAGTGTTTCAATACTGATGTCATCCCACTCAATATTTAGATTAGGGATGAAGTCATCACCATACCGCTCAAGTAGATTACGTAGAGCCTCAAGGCTGGCTGCATCACCATTGACCATATCAAAGCCGATGTTAGCTACATCCTCACCAACTACTTGTTGAAATAGTTTGGACAATACTTCCTGTGCTACGTCACCACCCATAGGCTCTTCTCTTTTAATCTGAGAGAACAAACTAGCGTATGCTTGTTTCTGAGCAGTAGTTAGTGTCGGGTTATCTGACATGAACAATGCTTCTATTTCATCTGG